AAAGAAGCTGCTGCTTGCGTTGAAGCAATCGGCCCACAAGTTCAGACAACATCTGGAGACATCTCAGTGGTTTACCAAGGAGACGTTATCTTAGGTCGTCTAGCTATGGGTGTAGATGCACTTAACCCTGCTGCTGCTGTTGAACTCGTAGCTGGTGTGGCAACAAGCCGCAACGCTGATGGCGAGGCAACAACTGTTGGAAACGCTGCTTTCTAACTTACACATTATACGGAGGCTTCGGCCTCCTTTTTTTCTTATGGCTTCCACAACTATTGACATCGACACAGAACTGTCCGCAGTAAATAATATACTGGGGGCTATTGGACAATCGCCAATAACAACACTTAACTTTGACAACCCAGAAATATCATTTATATTCAACCTACTCCGTGACGCTAACGTAGACACGCAGGCAGAGGGGTGGCATTTTAATACAGAAAAACATGTAAGATTTGCAATAGACGCTAATGGCAAAATAGCTATTGGTAATGATATACTGTCTATGGATTTACATGACAACCAAGCTCGTCGTACTAGCAACCTTGTACGTCGTAATGGATTTTTATATGACAAGCAAGATCACACAGATGTATTCACAGCTGACCTAGATCTTGATATTGTTAGACTATACAACTTTGAAGATTTACCTATTGTCTTTAGAAGATACATAACATACAGGGCATCCAGACAGGCAGCTACACAGCTTGTTGCTAACCCAAATCTAGTAAAATTATTACAAGGTCAAGAGTCCTTAGCTAGAGCATCTCTCATGGAGTATGAGTGCAATCAAGGCGATCACAGTATGTTTGGATTTGAAGATGATACAGCATATCAAACCTATCAACCTTGGAGAAACCTTAGACGATAATGGCAAGTATAACACAAACCATCCCTAACTTTATTGGTGGTATATCACAACAACCAGACCAGTTAAAGTTTCCGGGTCAAGTAACAGAAGTAGTAAATGCAATACCTGACATTACACGTGGTCTATATAAAAGACCGGGTGCTAAAAGAATAAACAGTCAACCGTTACCCGGTGTTGCTACAGGTGGTTCGTGGTTTCATTATCATAGAGATGAAGACGAAGGCTCATACGTTGGACAAGTAGCACCTGATGGCACGCTTAGGGTATGGAAAGCTGACGGTGATAACGCTGGAGCCGCACAAGATATAGTATATGGTACAGGTGGAGAGGCTGCTATCAAAGCTTATCTAGCAACTGGTAACTCAGAGAATCTACAATTCCTTACTATCAATGATACTACTTTTGTTTCAAGTCGTGACACTAGCAATCCTAATACTCTTATAGGTACTACAGGTACAACACAAGATAATCCAGACCCACACTTTGCATTTATAGAAATTACACGTACCGAAAACGGTAGACAGTACGGTCTAAATGTATATGGCAGTAGCACTGAGAGCACTATAAACAGAGCCACACGTATCAGAATTATCTCAGATACCCTTGATGAATCAGGCGGTACTGGCCAGTGTAGAGGTATTGGAATACAAACTTTTGTTGTTAACGCTGCAAGCAGCTACACAGGTACGACTACAAATTTTGTTAGAGGTACAAATATTACACCAATAACAGTTACAGGTGGTGGATCTGCTGTTGCTGTGGGTAGTGATTATATTACTTTTCCATCTGCTCATCTTCTTACAGATGGCGAGTCAGTTGTATACACTACAAGCACCACTGTTATCGGTGGTTTAACATCAGGAACTACATACTTTGTAAGAAACGGCCCTATAGCTGGAGGAGTTTCATTTTCTTTATATACAACTGAAGCTGATGCTTTGGCTGATACAAACCGAGTAAACCTAATCGACCAAGGTGGTGCGGATGTTCATACCTTTACACCTACGCAAGGTCGACTAGAAACAAGTGGTAAAAATAATTTAGTACTCAAGCTTGACATACGTGGACAGCAAGGTAATATTGGTGGTAATGGAGACTCTCCAGATGACTTTGCGTGTGCATATAATAGAAGCATAATCTTACTTCATGGTGGAGAAGGTTGGGTAACTGGTGATAGATTTGAAGTTACAATGGACTCTGCCAAGGGTCGTACTATAACTGGAACAACTAGCAGTGGTACAGGTGGTAACTCAGGTCTAGGAGAATCACCAGCTACATATCTTGTTGAAGTTACAGACCATGAAGCTATATCGGTAAAAGCAGATATTAAGGCAGTACGTCCAGCATGTACACCTTTTGATGCTGATACTGCTGTCAGTGCTGATACAGTTTTAGCTGGTATAGCGGCTGAGTTAACTAGCACAGGAATAACTACAACTATTATTGGTAATGGAATATACATGTCCAGTACCTCCTCTTTTAACGTAGAGATTGTTGAAGATGATATCATGCGTAGTATGGGTAAATCGGTAAATGATGTTACATTACTGCCAAAACAGTGTAAGCATGGCTATATAGTCAAAATTGCAAACGCTAGAATATCAGAAGAGGATGATTATTACCTAAGATTCGAGGGTCAAAACGATCAAGATGGTACAGGTTCATGGACAGAGTGTGCTAAACCCGGCATACCTAAGACTCTTACAAATATGCCGTTAGTTATACAGAGAACAGCTCTTAATAATCCCGGTACAGTAACCGAAGTAGCTGAATTTACGATCAAACAGTTTGAGTATGCTGACAGAGAAGTTGGTGATAATAGTACAAATCCTTTACCATCGTTTCATGATAAACGTATAAATAAAGTATTATTCTTTAGAAATAGGCTAGCCTTTTTATCTGAAGAAAATGTAGTATTATCACAAGCTGGTACACTTGGAAAGCCTGACTTTTTTGCTCAGACTGCTTTGACAGTTAGTGCCAACGATCCTGTAGATATAGCATGTTCTTCTACATTCCCATCAGAGCTATTTGATGGTATAGATATAAACACAGGTCTAGTTGTATTCAGCTCAAACCAGCAATTCTTACTATCATCTGACGATACAGTTTTCAACCCTGATACTGCAAAACTGCGTAGTCTTGCAACTAATAACTATAATATAAAAATACCTCCTATATCACTAGGTACTACAATAGCTTACTTAGATAACTCTGGTAAGTTTAGTCGATTCAATGAAATGGCTAACGTAGCTAGAGAAACAGAACCAAATGTTGTAGAACAAAGTAGAGTTGTACCTACACTAATACCAAAAGAGGTTGACTTACTTACGGTATCTAGAGAGAACGATATGGTTCTCATAGGTAAAACTGACTCTGATGAGGTCATTGGTTTTAGATATGTTAATGTAGGAGATAAACGTCAACAGTCAGCATGGTTTAAATGGAAGTTCAATAACGGACTTAAATACCATTTTGTTATCAACGACGAGTATTATTTCTTAGATACAGACAACTTCTTACAAAGTGTAAGATTAGTACAGCAAGAATCTGATCCCTCTATTTTACAAAATAATGTCGACTTCTTATTACATTTGGATAATCATACTATTCTTGACGGTGGTAGCCATGACCCAGTTGGCAACACCACAACCTTCAGTAATGTGGGTTGGTTGAATTTAGTTACAACTCCAAATTATACACTAGCTATTGTAGATAGCAACACAAACTCTGAACGTGTAGGTAGATATGCAAAACCTACTATCAACGGTACTACACTTACAGTACCGGGAAAATGGACAGATACATACCACGTAGGTTACATATACGACTACAGTGTAAAGTTCCCTAGACTATTTGTAACTAAAACTCAAGGACAAGGTGTAAGTGCTGATGTAAACTCATCCCTTGTTGTACATAGAATTAAATTACATTTTGGTAAGATAGGTCTTTATGAAACAACACTTGAACGAGTCGGTAAAAACGACTACACAGAAGTATACGAATCTACAGAGCTTGACGAGTACGAGGCATCTGATGCACCATATCTCGAAGAGTTTATCAAAACTGTCCCAGTCTACGAAAAGAACGAAAACGTAGATATTACACTTAAATCAACTCACCCAGCCCCAGCTACGCTACGTGCGATGTCTTGGGAAGGTGATTTCTCACCCAAATTTTACAGACGTGTCTAAATTAGACCAATATATACACCCAATCACAGAGGAGGCTGCCAGAGAGGTGGCCTCTAATCTACGTCCAGATGACCGCAGAGAGGTCGAAGAAGGTCATGGGCTAGATGCTACGGAAGAGCTGTTACATGCAGCTAGAACGGGCATGTGCGTGTATTTCACAGTGCCTAACGGCAAGACTGCTGGCATGGCCGGGGTTGGGCCGACTGGAGAAGTCTGGATGCTATGCACTCCAGCTATACACGAATACCCAATTACGTTTGCAAGAGAAGCTAAACGCTGGATTGAGCAACGTAACGAAAAATTACTGTGGAATATCGTAGATTCTCGTAACACCGTACATCTAAAACTATTACAATTTTTAGGTTTCAAGTTCTTACGTAAGTTTGAACATGGGCCAAACAATATACAATTTATAGAATTTTGCCGTGTGTGCACCAGATCCTAACGCCGGAAGAAGAGAGGCCGCTAGACAAGAAAACAAAAAGCGGATAACTAAATACTACTCCGACGGCATCAAACAATGGAATAAAGAGGTTGATTTCAAGGATAATATAAATAACATTCTTGGACTAGGACAATCTCGTTCTCAATCTGACTTTACTGCCTTCGCTCTAAGTGAGCAAGGTAAAGGTCTACTAGATAAACAACAAGCAGCACAGAAGTATTATGCTCAGGCAGCTGTAAATGAAGGTGGTAGATCAAGAGCTTTTGGAAGAAGACAGAAAGCAGACTTTTATAATAAGCTAGCTGAAGTTGACAGAAAGCAGTATGCTCTAGCAACTGTTGGAGAAGCAAAAGCTCAGACTAAAATAACAAGAGGTCTATCAGAACAACTACGTAGTAATCGTACACAACTTGGATTCGATCCACAGTTTGGGCCACCTACTATGTTACCACCAAAAGACAGAGCTGGTCAGTTAATGAACAGTATAAGCTTTGGTATGAGTGTTGTGTCACCCTTCTTACCTAGTGATGTAAGATTAAAAGAAGATATTAAAAAGATAGGTACATCTATTCAAGGCTATGATATTTACAAATTTAGTTATAATAATGAAGATACAAAATACATAGGTGTTATGGCACAAGATGTTTTACTCAAAAAACCAGAGGCAGTATCAAAGAGCAGTGATGGTACTTTTGCTGTAGATTACAGCCAGATTGATGTTGAATTTAAGGAGGTTGCTTAATGGAGTTTGAACAGTTTAGTTTCAACCATTCTGACAGCAACTTTGCAGAAGTCAGCTATGATGGTTCTAAAGTAGCAAACCAAGCTCTAGCAGAAACAGACAAGATATA